CGCGCGTACCGCCGTTCGCAGGCCTCGCTGAAGCGCCGCACCAAGGAGGAGAACCTGCCCTGCGGGTACGGCTCACCCACTGGCGAAGGATGCGGCCAGCCCATCGACACCGAACTGCCCCGCGGTCACCGGCTGTCATTCACGGCCGACCACCCGCGGGCGCTCGGTAACGGCGGCCTGCTCCTCGGCCAGGAGCTCGTGCCGATGCACCGCGCCTGCAACAGCCGGAAGAGCGACCACGCACCCGTGGAGATCTGGAGCGCAACATGACCATCCGCAACGCACTCGACATTGCCGAGGCCGGCAAGCAGGTCGCCATCATCGGCAGCACCGCACACCACCTCGCGAGCGACGCGGCCGCCCTCGCCATCGTGAACCCCGCAGTGAGGACCATCTCGCGCGCCAACGGCGCCCAGTCGATCACCTTCACCAGCGGCGGCCGGCTCACCTTCCACCGCACCACGCAGGATGTCCGCGGCCGCACACTCGACGCCGCCTACCTCACCAGCATCCGCGACGCACGGCCCGACGTGCTCGACGAGCTGGCTCCGTGCTTCGCCACGACGGGGTCGCCACGTATCGGCGCGCTCATCTGAAGGAGAGCCCGATGCCGAAACTCGAGGTACACCAGCGCGACGACAACCGGTGGGGCTGGCGCCTCACCGCCGACAACGGCCGCATCATCGCCACCGACGGCGGCCAGGGGTACGAGAACCGTGCCGACTGCCAGGCCATGGCCAGCGCCGTGGTCGACGGCCACTACGGCAACCCGACAGAGGAGCCCCGCACCGTGAACACCAACCACCACGTCGACGTCGTCATCACCCACGGCAAGGCCGACACCACCCCACTCGACGAGGGCGTCGAGCAAGAGCCCGAGCAGGTCGACGTGGTCGCGAAGCCGAAGCGCACCCGCGCACCGAAGTAGCAGGAGGAACCCGACATGGCACGCATCCGCATCCTCGAACTCCCGCTGCAGGTGGTGGGCGAGATGAGCCGCACCCCGTTCGCACTCATCGTCGACCAGGTCGCCACCGACCACGACACCAGCGACACCTTTGACGAGCACGTCGCCGTCCTCACCGTGAACGCCGAGATCTCGCAGGAGCAGATCGACGCCTTCGCCGCCACCATCGGCGCGGCCGGCGCGCTCGTCACCAGCGCCACCCTCGACGTGGAGGTGTGACCGTGGCCACCCAGGTCGGCACGGTCAAGGTGCCCGGACTCATCATCATCGAGGCCGGCACACCGCTGCGAGCGATCGGTACCGCCGAGTTCGTGCTCGAGTTCGACATCACCGGCAGCCCGAGCTCCATCGGCGCACACACGGTCACCGTGAACCCCGACGGCCCGAGCATGCGCGCCTCCATGGCCAAGGCCCTACTACAAGCCGCCAACGACATTGAGACGCAGGGATGGGGATGAGCGAACGAGAGCTCGACCCCGACGGCACGGACAGCTACCACCCACAGCACCCATGGGAGAGTGTCGGCCACCCGCTCTACCTGCCGGCCGCGGCGCGCACGAAGATGAACTGGCCACCCGAACCCGCGAGACCCGCAGGCCCACACGAAGCGAAGACGTGGGACCGTCTACCGGTGAGGGTAAAGCCCGAGCCCGCATGGGACCGAGAGTATGCGCCCATGGGGGCCCACATTCCGCCCCGACGCGGCCTCCGCTGCACGCTCGGGCTGCACGCCTGGCCCCGAAGCGTCAACGCTTACACGCAGGCACCAGCACCCATCCGGTGCGCACGCTGCGGCCACGCCCGCTGACCTAGCCGAACCCGAAAAAATCCAGCACCCCGAAGTCATGCCCACCTCCCGCGCGGTTCTGGGCATGTTTCTCCCCGCGCATGATCGTGCGTGACGCTCGATTCGCGATGACGCTCGTTGGAGGTGCCCGGATGCCGCCTGCTAGAGCCGCTTGCGGCACGTATGGGGCGTATCGACGCCATCTGAAGCACCATGAGCCGGTGGATGCGGCATGTCGGGCGGCGCAGAAGGCTCACGATGGCGCTCGGTCGTCGTCGGCGGAGGCCAGGACGGCCCGCGCGGCTACGAAAAAGGCTGCCGAGCCCGCAGATGAGCCACCGGAGGCCCCGAAGCCCACTCCGACGACCGCCGAAGGGCATGTGTCGCGGGTCGAGGTGCTGAAGGAGATGCTCGAGGACTCTCGGACGCTCGTGAAGGCGCTGATGAAGACGGATCCGGCGCGCGCTTACCTGCAGCAGCGGGAGCAGCGCGAGATCATCCGTGAGATCGCCGAGATGCAGGGCAACGGGCAGGTGAAGGGGGTCACGCTTGCTGATCAGCTCGCCGAAGTCCGAGCTCGTAGGCTCGCAGCAGCCGCGTCTTCATAGGCTCCCGCCCCGAGCAGGCTCGAAGGGCGACGAGGCCCTCGACCTCTGGTACCTGGCCGGGAAGAAGAGCGACCCGTGGCAGGAGCTGTCGCTCGACTCGATCTTCTCGGTCGACGCCTTCGGACGGTGGGTCTGCACGGAGCACGGCGAGCTCGTGGCCCGCCAGAACGGCAAGGGCGACGTGCTGTCGCCGGCGACGCTCGCGCACCTGTACCTGTGGCCGAAGCCGGACGGCGAGCCGAAGACGATCGTGCACACAGCGCACCAGTTCAAGACGGCCCGCGAGGCGTTCCTGCGGTTGCGGCGCGTCATCCAGTCGTCGGCGATCCTCATGGGCGAGGTCACCCGCATCTCGACAGCACACGGCGAGGAAGGCTTCGAGCTCGCGAACGGCAACCGGCTGCTGTACCTAGCGCGTTCCGCGAACTCCGGTGTGGGCTTCACCACTGACGTGCTGGTCGTCGACGAGGCGCAGCAGATGGCGCAGGCCGCCCTCGACGCTCTGCTGCCGACGATGTCGGCCGTCGACAACACGCAGATCATCTACACCGGCACCGTGCCCGACGAGCTGAACGACTCCGAGGTGTGGGAGGGCGTCCGCGACCGAGGCCGCTCCGGCTCAGACCCTCGCACCGGGTGGATGGAGTTCAGCCCGCCCGGGTCGGAAGATCCCGACGTCGCGGACAAGATCAACATCCACGACGAGACCATCTGGCCGTACGGGAACCCGGGCCTCGGCTACCGGCCGGGGCTCACCCGCGAGACGATCGAGGACGAGATCTCGCGGCTGTCACCGGAGTCGGTGCGCCGGCTGCGGCTGAATATCTGGCCGAACCGCCGTCCCGTCGTCGCGACGAAGCTGTCCGAGTTCGAGATCGAGACGTGGAAGCGGCACGCCCGCGACGACGCCGCGGTGGTCGGCGACGGCGTGGTGCTGTCGATCGCGGTGGGGCGCGGGTCGGGCTACGCGACGATCTGCAAGGCCGTGCGGGTCGACTCCGACCACATCGCGGTCGAGCACCACAAGACCGAGCGCGGCACCCGCTGGCTGGCCGGCGACCTGAAGGCGCTGAAGGCCGAACTCGGGAACGCGCTCCTCGTCCTCGACTCGAAGAACGCCTCCGCGGTGCTCGCCTCGCTCGACCAGGCCGGGGTGAAGTACCTGTCGCTGAACCTCGACGAGCTCGCGGCCGCGCATGCGCTCTTCATCGAGCACTCGAATGCCGGCCTGATCCCGCATCGGGACCAGGAGGAGGTCACAAAGTCGCTCCAGTTCGCCACCACGCGCCCTCTGGGCCGCGCGGGGCAGACCTGGGAGCAGTCGGACCCGACGAAGCCGATCTCGATGGCTCAGGGGGTCACGTGGGCGCATTACGGCGTCCTGAAGTCCGAGGCGACCCCGAAGAAGGAGGCCGCGCCACCGCCTCCGTGGGGTGCGGTGCTCACCCGTGACGATGTCGCGGATCACGAACCCGACCTCAGGACTCTGGGGTTCTAGAAGAGGAGGCGCTGTGGCCGAGATCGGATACCAGGCCGACGCCGGGCTCCTCGGATGGACCGCGCTGCTCGCCGCGGTGCACGAGACGAACCCCGAGCTGCAGTGGCCGCAGTCGCTGAACGTCTTCGACAAGATGCGCCGCGAAGACCCGCAGGTCAAGTCCGTGCTCCGTGCCGTGACGCTGCCGATCATGCGCACCGAGTGGTCGATCGACGGCGCGGGGTGCCGCGACGAGGTCACCCAGTTCATCGCGAACAACCTTGGGCTGCCGGTGAAGGGCCAGGAACGCGTGGCGCCGCTGCGCAGCAAGGGACGCTTCTCGTGGGGCGACCACCTTCGGCTCGCGCTGCTCGAGCTCGTCTACGGCCACAGCTTCTTCGAGCAGGTCTACGACCAGACCGGCGGCGACACCCGCCTCGCGAAACTCGCATGGCGCCCACCGCGCACCATCTCGGACGTTGTCGTGGCGGGTGACGGCGGGCTCGTGGCCATCAAGCAGTACGGGAGGGCTGGCGGGCGCGACGTCCGCATCCCGGTCGACCGGTTGGTCGCCTACGTCAACGAGCGCGAGGGCGCGAATTGGCTGGGGGAGTCGCTGCTGCGCTCGGCGTACAAGATGTGGGTGCTGAAGGACCGCGTGCTCCGCATCCAGGCACTCACCGCCGAGCGGAACGGCCTCGGCCTGCCCGTGTTCACTGCCGCAGCCCCGCCCGACGGTGCGACCTTCGAGCAGGCCGTCGAGTGGATGGACAACGAGATCAAGCGGGGCCTTGCCATCGCGAAAGCTGCGCGAGCGGGCGATGCCGCGGGCGCCTCGCTGGCGCAGGGCTCGACGCTGCTCTTCCAGGGCGTCGTGGGCGACCTCCCCGACACCGACAAGCCAATCCGCTACTACGACGAGCAGATCGCTCGCGCAGTGCTCGCGCACTTCCTGAACCTCGGCACCGAGACCGGGTCGTGGGCGCTCGGGTCCACCTTCGCGAACTTCTTCACCGACTCCCTGAACGGGATCGCGCAGCACATCGAAGACGTGACCAACCAGCACGTCATCGAAGACCTCGTCGACTTCAACTGGGGCCCCACCGAGCCGGCTCCCCGGCTGGTCGCTGCGGCGATCGGCGAGCAGCAGCTCGTCACTGCTGAGGCCATCAAGGCGCTCATTGAGTCCGGGGCGATCGAGCCCGACGAGCCGCTCGAGGTGTTCGTCCGCGAAAAGTACGGGCTGCCCGTGAAGGACGCCACGACCACCCGAGCACGACCAATCCCCGCCGCCAAGGAGGCCGCATGAATCAGCACGCGAAGGGCGCTCACCGCTTCTGGGGTGAGAAGCCCCTGCCGAAGTCCAAGCTCGAGTTCTTCAACGCGGTCACCACGCCCGCTCCGGTCGGCGACGGCACGATCGCGACGATCCGGATGTACGGCCCCATCGACTCCTGGGGCGGCTACTGGGGCATCTCCACCAAGGACGTCGGCCAGGTGCTCGACGCGCTCCCCGACACGGTGACGCAGATCATCCTCCGCGTGAACTCGCCCGGCGGCGAAGTGTTCGAGGGCGTCTCGATCCTGAACATGCTCCGCGCACACAAGGCCAAGGTCACCGCCGTCGTCGACGGCCTCGCCGCGTCGGCCGCGTCGATCATCGCGGCCGGCTGCGACGAGACCGTGATGTCGCCCGGCACGCAGATGATGATCCACTCGCCGTGGACCTTCACCCTCGGGAACGCGGCCGAGCTGCGGAAGGACGCCGACCGCCTCGAAGGCATCGAGTCCTCGCT